TACTTGTCGCCCACGGCGGTCTTAGCATAACCGATGCCCTTTTCGTCAAAGGCCTTATACAGACCAAAGTTGGACATGACGGTCGTGACCACCGTATTGGTCAGCAGCTTGCCGCGCTCTTTCATATAGCAGCCATAGATATACAGAATATGGTCGCCGGTGATGACATTGCCTTTTTCGTCCACGCACAGGCAGCGATCCGCATCGCCATCATAGGCAAAACCGATATCCAAGCCCTTTTCCACAACAAACTTCTGCAAACCCTCGATGTGGGTAGATCCAGCGTTCAGGTTGATGTTTAGACCATTGGGCTGGTTGTTGATGACATAGGTATCTGCGCCGAGAGCATCAAAAACAGATTTTGCAATGTTCCAACTGGAACCATTGGCACAATCCAGGCCAACCTTAACTCCCTTGAAAGAGTAGATGCCCAGAGAGATCAGATAACCCATATAGCGATTTCGGCCTGCCACATAGTCCACAGTGCAGCCGATATGCTCACGATGCGCAAAAGGCAGTTCTGGCCAGTCCTGATCGAACACCTTGAGTTTGCCGTCGATGTAATCCTCAACCAGCAGCAGAATCTCTTCTGGCATCTTCTCACCGTAGCAGTCAATCAGCTTAATGCCGTTGTCGTAATACGGATTGTGGCTGGCTGAGATCATAATGCCACAGTCAAAATCATCCACACGAGCGATATAAGCCACAGATGGAGTGGTAGTGACATGGAGCAGATAAGCATCTGCACCAGAAGCAGTCAGGCC